TGGAGTATTTTACGACCTAATGACTACAGAAGAATATGATTTTGGAATACACGAGTTATTTCCTGTAAATTGTGTACATTCGTTCTTAGGTTATGAAAAGAACGCAGAAGGTACAGATGTAGACCCTGATGAATTAATAATAGAATAAAATGGATAAAATACTTAGTATAAACTTAGAAACATCTACAGCTCCAATAGTACAAGAGGTTAGAGGAAAGGATTGGATTGAATACGGAGACGCTAATGGCGAATGGAGAAACCTCTACCCACAGTTTTTAATTGACCTTTACTATTCTAGTTCTATAACGGCTGCAATCATAAACGCAACAGCTGAAATGGTTGCAGGAGAAGACATAGTAATAACTGATGAGGACGATAGAAATGAAGAAGCAAGAGTGAAGTTACAGAACTTTATGAATAATGCTAATGGTAATGAAACGCTTCACGAGGTAATAAAAAAGGTAGCTTTTGATTTTAAGCTTCAAGGTGCTTTTGCATTAAACATTATTTGGTCAAAAGACAGAACACAAATTGCTGCTATTCATCATATTCCTGTTGAGAAAATTAGATGTGAACGACCTGATGAACTTGGAAAGACTAACGCTTATTATGTTTCAGGAGATTGGGCAAACACAAGAACAAACAAACCTTACAGAGTTCCTGCTTTTAATGCAAATGATAGAACTTCACCTAGTCAAATATTGTATTCAGGTTTATATAGTCCTAACATGAACTCTTATTATACGGCTGACTACATTTCTTGTAATAATTGGGCGTTAATTGATAGCAAAGTGTCGGAATATCACCTCCAAAATGTGAGCAATTCGTTCTCAGGGAGCTTTATGATTTCCTTCGCGAATGGCATACCAACATCTGAGGAGAGAAGACAAATAGAGCAAAGCATAACTGAAAAATTTACAGGTACAAATGCAGGTAAATTTGTGCTTACTTTTTCAGACGATAAATCAAGAGTTCCTGAAATAACTCCAATTAGTCCTTCAGATTTAGATAAACAATATATAGCACTTAACGAGATGACTGTCAGTTCAATTTTAGCAGGTCATAGGGTAACTTCTAAGACACTTATGGGGTTAGATACTGCTAATGGTTTCTCAAGCAATGCAGACGAGCTTTTAAATGCTTCAAATTTTTATCAAAATACTGTAATTTTACCGTTCCAAAATCAAATCTTAAAAGTATTACACAAAATATTCCAAGTAAACAATATGGATATGCCTGTTGAGTTTTTACAACTTAAACCGATTACTATTCAATTTGATAGTGAAACGATTAGAGAAGTTATGACAGTTGATGAAATCAGAGCTGACTTAGGACTTGAACCTTTAGGAGATGAAGAAACAGTAGAACAAGATGTAAAACTATCTGAAGTTGAAAAATGTAATTGCTCAGAAAAAACAGAGCTAGATTCTTTTATTGAAGAATTTGGAGAAGATATTCCTGAAGGTTATGAAATAATTTCAGAAGAAGAAGCGGAAGACGAAATAGAAGAATTTGACTTTGAATCTGAATTGCATTCTGAGTATTACGAATTTGCTAGTACAGGTTCAGCTTACCCAAACAGAAAGTCAGGTCAAGACAAAAAGAGTAAACAAACTGAATATGTAGACGATATTTACAGGGTAAGATACAGATATGTAGGGAGTAAAGAAGGCGAAAGAGATTTCTGTAGAAAAATGACAAGTTCAAATAAGATATATCGTAAAGAGGATATTATCGCAATGGGTAAAAAACCTGTAAACGCAGGTTGGGGTAAAGGTGGAGCTGCAACATACTCAATTTGGAAATGGAAAGGCGGCGCACTATGTAAACATAAGTGGTTCAGAATCATATTAGTACAAGAAGGCAAAAGACCAAAAAATTCAGACAAAATAATAACATCAACAGAAGCAAAAAGCAGGGGGGTTAAACTTCCTAGAAACGCAAAAGAGGTATCAGTTGCTCCTCACGATATGCCTAATCACGGCTTTGTGAACCCTGAGCTAATTGCTAAATATAAAAATGTAAAATAATGGCATACGTATTATTTATATCAGAAAGTGTACTTAAATCAAGCAGTGCACTAAACCTTAATATTTCAACAACTCTACTTTTGCCTTATGTTAGACAGGCGCAGAAGCTATATATAGAAACTAAGCTAGGTACTAAGCTAAATGAAAAGCTTAAAGACTTAATTGTAGCAGGAACAGTAAATGATTCAGGAAACGAAGCTTACGCTACTTTACTAAATGACTACATTCCTGAAGTTTTGGTGAACTTTAGTTTTTATCACGCTATCCCTTTTTTAAGATTTAAGATTGAGAACGGCAATATTTACTCTAAGACTTCAGAAACAGGAACTGCTTTAAGCACAGAAGAAGCACAACATTTGCGTGAAGAAATCAGGAATACGGCTGAATATTATACTGAAAGGTTAATTTCTTACATATGTAATAACTCTACACTTTTCCCTGAATTTTCAACGAATACGGGTAGTGATGTGGAGCCGAATAGAAATGCGTTTTATAATGGGATGAACCTTGAAAGACCAACACCACAAGGAACAAAACTTACTTTAAGAAACTTTCTAAATTCATCTGATTAATGAAGAAACACTATAAACCTAAACAAAAGAACATAACTAAATTAAAATCGTACTTAAATGCCGATAAGAAAAACAATACAGGAAGTGTCCGAAGTAGCAGTAGTAAACGGAACTGTCCTAAGCGTAACAACATTTAGCAACTTAGAACTAGCTTTAAAGATTCTTCTTTTAGTTGTATCAATAGCTTATACAATTGACAAGTGGAGATTAAGTAGAAAAAGAAATGAGAATAATTAAATGGCTAAAATCACTAATAACACTTATAATGGCGTTAAAAGAAAAAGGAAGGGGGTACACTCCAAAAACGCAAGTAAAGGCAGTAGAGGGTTTAAAACAGCCTACAGAGGTCAAGGGCGTTAATCTTTTAATCATTAGAGATACATTTACGGAAAATTCTACAATAGGAGAGCTTTTTATAAATGGTGAAAGGTTTTGTGATACCTTAGAGAAACCTTGGTTAAATAATCAAAGAAACATATCTTGTATTCCTGCAGGTCAATACAAAGTAAGGTTAAGACTACCAAGAGAATCAGCTACTAGGGATTACTTACACTTATTAGTTCAGGATGTGCCAAACAGGGATTATATCTTATTTCATATAGGAAATACAGCTAAAGATACAAGCGGTTGTATTCTAGTAGGACAAGGAAGTGAACAGGACGTTGTTTATAACTCACAACTTGCTATGGACTTAGTTGTCAAAGAAATACTTAATTTAGGCGGCGAAAACATTAATTTAATAATCAAAAATAAATAATTATGAAAAAGTTTTTTCAAAAGTACCTTATCGGACAGATGTTAAAGTCAAAGAAGTTTTGGTACGCAATCAGTTCAGTAGTAGTTCCTGCTATTGTAACATTCTTAGGAGTTGATGAAGCAACAGCTACAGAGTTGTATCACGCAATCTTAGTTCTTATTGTAGGTCAAGGAATCGCTGACGTAGCTAAGAAATAGTTTGTCTAAACAAGGAAAAAGACTAAGACTTTCCCCTGAAGAAGTTGAGTTAATCAATGAATCTAGGGGGAAGGACTTGTCCAATATTAACGGCAATACTGCTTTAGATTTACACCTTAAAGATAGAGGTATAGATAAAAAAGATATTGTAAGCGTTAAGCATTGGCAAAATATGTCAGGTGAATTACGCTTTTCAATAGTTACAAAAGAACAATACGGAACTGATAAGCTAGATTTACTTGAAGATATTCAAAATCTAATTGAAAACTACTCCCCTAAATATCCAAAAATTAAAAGAGTAAAGGGTGAACACTTGTTAGTAATAAACCCTGCTGATATACATATAGGAAAACTTGCAGTAGCTTTAGAAACAGGTGATGACTATAATACTGAGATAGCTTACAATAGAGTCTTAGAAGGCGTTACAGGACTTATTAGTAAAGCTAAGGGGTTTAGTATAGATAGAGTATTATTTTGTGTAGGTAATGACGTACTACATATTGACAATGTATATAATACAACTACAGCAGGAACACCACAAGACGCTGACGGTAAATGGTGGCAACACTTTGAAGTAGCTTTAAAACTATATGTTAAATGTGTTGAGATACTAAGACAAGTTGCTCCTGTTGATGTAGTACATTCAATGTCTAATCACGATTATCAAAGCGGATTTCATTTAGCACACTCTTTAAAGTCTTGGTTCAGAAATACTAAAGATGTTACTTTTGATATATCTGTAGCACATAGGAAGTATTATAAGTATGGTTCTAATCTAATAGGACTTGAACACGGTGATGGTGCTAAAATGGATAAGCTCCCAATGTTAATGGCAAACGAAAAACCGCAAGAATGGGCGGAAACTAAATACAGGTATTGGTATTTACATCACTTACATCATAAAGTTAAGCATAGATGGTTAGACGGCAAAGACTTTATAGGTGTAACAGTTGAGTATATGCGTAGTCCTTCAGGAACTGATAGTTGGCACAATAGAAAAGGTTTTTGTGGCGTACAAAAAGCAGTAGAAGGATTCATACATTCCAAAGAATCAGGGCAAATAGCAAGACTCGTTCACTATTTTTAAACCCTTTTAACCCCTTTTTCAATCTTTTTTTAAATTTATTTTAGTAT